TGAATTAAAAAAAGATTGGAAGTTTGATACGTTGATCATTGATGAGCTTTCAAGTTTTAAAAATCCATCATCTAAAAGATTTAAAAAATTAAAAACAGTAACTCCATTTTTTGATAGAGTTATAGGACTTACAGGAACTCCAGCACCTAATAGCTATATGGATCTATGGAGTCAGATTTATCTACTTGATAGAGGAGAGAGACTAGGAAAGAATATAACAGCTTTTAGGAGACAGTTTTTTAACGCATACAGTAGAGGAATGTATGTTGAGTATGAACTAAAAGAAGGAGCCAAAGAAAAAATAGATGATTTGATATCAGATATTTGTGTGAGTATGAAGTCTAAAGACTATTTAAAAGACTTAAAAGAGCCTATTATCATAGATTACAAAGTTAAACTAGATAATAAGGAATTTAAGTTATATCGGGATATGGCAAAAGAAGCGGTTGCAGAAGTTACAGAAAAAGATAAGGTAGTGGCACTTAGTGCAGCGGTTGTTACAAATAAACTTTTACAAATGGCAAATGGTACAGTTTATGGAGATGATAAAAAGCCTTTTAAAATTCACGAAAGAAAATTAGAAACTTTAGATGATATTTTGGAACAAGCACAAAATGAAAATATATTAGTATTTTATAATTTTCAATCTGATTTAGAGAATATACTTTCAAAATTTCCTGAAGCTAAGAAGTTTGAAGGTAGTGAAGATATAAGAAATTGGAATAGTGGAAAAATAAAAATGCTTTTACTTCATCCTGCAAGTGCGGGTCATGGATTAAACTTACAACAGGGTGGAAGTATAATTGTATGGTATGGTTTGACTTGGAGTTTAGAGCTTTACTTACAAGCAAATGCAAGACTTGTAAGACAAGGACAAAAAGAAGTAGTAAGGATTTACAGATTAGTAACAGAACATACTGTAGATGAAAGAGTTATAGAAACCTTAAACGGAAAAAAATATAAGCAGGATGAACTTTTAGAAAAGCTTAAAGCGGATTTACTGTAGGAGGACTAAATAATGATAAAAGTTAATAAGCAAAACTGTTATAAAGTTTTAAAACCAGAACTATTTAAATGCGGAGAAAAACTGTTAGGAGAGTATGAGTTAAATATCAATAGTTCATTTAATGATGATAGCCTTCGATTTTATAAAAGTTTTGGGGCTACTGAAGATTATGAGTTTGAAACATTTAACGGACTCTGTTTGGAATATAGACCTAAAACTCAAATTCTTAATTTGCAATGTTTTAGCTATGGAGGAATATGTGGATTTACTTTTAATGAAGAAGGATTGAATAAAAAAAACTTGCCACAGTCAGACAGAGAATGTATGGAATTTACAATTAATTTTATTAAAGAATTAATTGATAATGGAGTAATAGAGAATGAAAATAATTAAAAATGGAGATTATTATATCGACATAGAACAATTTGTTAGTAATACTTTTTCTCCTGAACAACATCAAGAATTTTTAAAAGCAATAAAAGAAAATGGCTTAACGCTTGAAGAAGCATACGAAAAAATCGGAAAGTCAATAGAGGATATGCTGATAACACGTTTTGAAAAACAAAACAACACTTTTCCTGAAGTTTATATAAACAAAGAATTGAAGTTGCAAATAGATTGGAAAAGTAAAGCTATTAAATATCAAAAATTTTACGAGTACATCAAGCATTTATTGAGAAATGCTAATCTTGAAGAAAACATTGTAAGAGAAAAAATAAGGGAGATGGAAAAGGGGATGGACTAATGAATATAGAAGATTTAAGATACAGAAATTTAGTTGATGATTTGTTATTAATAAACGTTGATAAACTAACAGATGAAGAACTTTTGGAATTAAAACAAAATATTATAATACTCAATTCTAATATTTTAAAAGAACTTAGAAAAAGAAATATTTTTGTAAATAATAACTTAAGTTCAGCTAAAAATGAATTTATTGATAAAGCAAATGTAGAGTTGCAAAGAAGAAAACCTAAAAGAAATGAAAATACTACTATTCCAGATGTACTACGCTACAATGGATTTTGTGAGGGTGTATGGTATATTTGTAATTTACTAAATGATATAGAAAAAGAACAAAAAGTATTTTGGAAATCTAACGAAAACGAGGAGGAGTAAGAATAATGAATAAAACAATAGCGATTGACTTTGGAGCTTTAGCGGATAGTTTAAAAACACAATTAACATTACAAAATTTTAGTTGTGAAGAAACAACTTTAAAAAAATTTGAAAAATTAAGAGATAGTATAAATATGTTATATATACATTCATACTTAACAGATAGTGAAAAAGATAAGAAATTTAGAAAATTATTTGATAACTTAAAAAAGGCGGTAAAATTGGATGAATAATTTAAAATTTAGGGCTTGGAATAAAAAACTTAAACTGTTAGGAGATGTATCATATATTGACTTTAATAGCAAAAAAATAATTTATCATAATGGGTTTGTTAACTATTATGTAAACTTTGAAGATGTTGAAATAATGCAATCAACAGGATTGAAAGATAAGAATGGGAAAGAAATTTTTGAGGGGGACATTATCAATTGTGGCTATTTGTTTAACGGAAGTCCTTTTGATGAATTAGATGAATACGAAGAAGAAAAAGGAGTTGTAAAGTTTGTAAATTGTGGATTTAATATAAAATTTAAAAATGATACTAATTTGTTTATAGACATTATGGAAAGTTGCGAAGATATAGAAGTAATAGGTAACATATACGAGAATAAGGAGTTGTTGAGAAAATGAGTAACCTAGAACATCCAAAATACTATCAATTAAATATAAATTTAGAAGTGCTAGACGTAATAAATTTAGTATTAGATGATAAAGAAATAAGTAATAGTAATTGTTTTTATTTAGGCAATGTAATTAAATATTTATTTAGAGCGGAACAAAAAAATGGATTGGAAGATTATAAAAAGGCTTTGTTTTATTTTGAAAAAATAGACAGAACGAATGCTTATTCATGCTTAAACTATACAGAAACAGAAAAAATACTTATAGATAAAGTATTAAAAACTATTGAAAATGAGGAAATTAGAGATATTGTTAACAATGCAATATATTTACATTTTCGCTTAGCTAAAAATTTATTATTTGGTTACATTGAAAAACAGGAGAAACAAAATGAAATATAAATGCAATTATACTTTACAAAGTAGTACAGGAGCATTTTAGGAGGAATAAATGAAGAATCCATTTTTAGAAGATTTTAAAAATCAATTAAAAAATTATAAAAATATTGAAAATTCAATTATTAGAATTCAAGATGAAATAGAGATTTTAAAAAGTATACTAGATCCAAAAGGTTTTTCATCAGAAAGTTTCAATTGTGGAGGTAGTGATTATAATACTACAGAAGATAAAATGTATAACTATTTAGCAAAGTCAGTTGCTTTAGAAAAACAACTTAAAATTAATAAATTTACTTATTCAACAATTACTAAAGCTTTTGAAATTTTAGAGAAAAACGAAAAAATCGCCATTGAAGAGTTTTACTTTAAAAATACAAATATAGTTAAATTAAGCAATATTATGCATTATGAAGAAAGGCAAGTTTATAGAATTATAAATACTGCAATTTATAAAATGCTATGTTTTCAATATGGTAAAATAGATTGTTAAGTAAAACTATGAAATGTCAAAATGATGTCAGTAAAAACATTAAAAAACGTGTTATAATGTTATTGTAAAAGATTAGGTAAAGCACATTAAACATCTTCCTTAAAATAAAAATTTTATAACAAGCCAAAAACGGATATATTATTATCCGTTTTTGTGCTATAATATGTTTTAATGGAGGGTAGATATTATGAATTTAGAGTTAAGAAATGAGATTTTAAAATTTGACAAAATTGGTATATCTGGTAAAGAGGTTAATGAACACATTGCTTTTTATTATGATAATGCGAATGAATGTATGGAGATATATCATAATAATAAAGCTGAGGCACTAAAAATATTTAAAATCATAAATAAAAATTTAAAAAAAGAGTATGATTATTATTCAAAGTCAAGTTTTGATATATTTTTATATTGCCCTGGTGAGGCTAAACAGTATGTTTACTATATACAAGAAATAAGGGCAAAGTGTATTAGGACAAATTCATATGAAACTTTATTTAGTAATTTATACGATATAGTAGATTATAAAAAATATTACATAAAAAATAATTTTGAAGATAATCAATTATATGGATCAATATGGATAAATGTTATAAATGATGAAATTGAAAACTCTAATAACGAAGAAAAAATCACGGTATTAAAGATTTTAAAACAATTTTATTTAAAACCAAGTAAAGGCAAGGCAAAAGACATAGAAAAAATTTCAAAATACATAAGAAAACATAAATTAGAAGAATTTCTAATTAAACCGTTTTTTGAAAAATACTTAGACATCTAATAAGGTGTCTTTTTTATTACAAGAAAGGAGCTGATGATAGATGAAATTAACTATTAAACAAAAGCGATTTGCTGATGAGTATATCATCAGTGGTAATGCTACGGAGAGCTATTTAAAAGCAGGATATGCTAATCAAAAAAGAAGTAGTGCTGAAGCCAATGCAAGAAAATTACTCGGAAATAGCTCGTTAAAAGCTTATATAAACGAACGAATAAAAGAATTAGATGATAAGGCAATAGCTAAACAAGAAGAAGTGCTTAAGTATTTAACTTCAGTAATGCGAGGAGAACAAACAGAACAGGTCTTATACGGTATGGGTGAAGGTATGCAGGGAAAAACTCTTATAGAAGTAGGAGCAAAAGACAGAATAAAAGCTGCAGAACTACTTGGTAAGCGTTACAGGTTATTTACTGATAAAGTAGAGTTGGATGCTGATGTAGATATGGAGTTAAATGTAAAGGTAGATTATGGAGATTAGAATACAGGCTAACCCTATTTTTAAAAGTGTAAATACTTCTGATAAAAGGTATATCGTTATGAAAGGTTCTGCGGGTTCTGGGAAATCTGTAGACACTGCCCAAAATTATATACTTCGATTACTTAAAGATAATGGTAGAAATTTAGTTTGTATTAGAAAATCAGACATAACAAATAGAGATAGTACCTATGCAGAGTTATCGGGTGCGATATATCGAATGTTTGGAGATAAGGCAGATAAATACTTCAAATTCATACAAAGCCCTCTTAAAATTGAATGTAGAGCCAATGGGAATCAAATTATATTCAGAGGGATGAATGATGATAGGCAAAGAGAGAAACTAAAATCAATAACTTTCAAGAAAGGAAAGTTAACAGATGTGTGGATTGAAGAGGCAACAGAGCTTACTCAAGCAGATTTTGAAATCATAGACGACCGTTTGAGAGGTCAACTTCCAGAAGGGCAATTTTACCAAATTAGGCTTACTTTTAACCCAGTATCAAAATCACACTGGATAAAAAAGACTTTTTTTGATATTGCGGATAAGAATGTATTTACACACCATTCAACATATCTACAAAACCGCTTCATAGATGATGCATATAAAGAACGTATGGTAAGACGTAAGGAAGTGGATCCTGACGGATATAGAATCTATGGTGAAGGTGATTGGGGAGAAATTGGGGGCTTAATATTAAACAATTGGACCACTAGTGATATTTCTACTAACATAGATGATTATGATGATGTAGCGCTTGGACAGGACTTTGGATTTAATCATGCTAATGCTATTTTGTTATTAGGCTTTAAAGATGATGATATTTATATTTTGAAAGAGATATATTTATATAACAAAGATACTTCTGAGATTATAGATTATGCCGATGGAAAGATTCCAAAAGATGTAGAAATGTTTTGCGATTCTGCGGAACCGGATAGGATAAAGACTTGGAAGAAAGCTGGATATAGGGCAAGAAAAGTAAAAAAAGAAAAAACTACAACTAAAAAATATCAAGCGACACAGATTGACTGGTTAAAGCAAAGAAAGATTTTTATACATCCTTCTTGCGTAAATACTATGAAAGAAATAAGTCAATGGAAGTGGAAGAAAGACGAAGCGACAGCCGAATATATAGATGAGCCAGTTGCTTTTTTTGATGATGCTATGGCTGCTTTAAGGTATGGGGTTGAACGTTGGAGAAAAGGAAAAGGTAACGGAATGAGGTTTTTAAAATAATGGGCGTTATGGATTTTATGAAGAAAGGAATAGGCTATATGAAATTAGCATTTGAGAAAAGTACGATAGATGAAGAGAGAATAGAGAAGCTAATTGTTGAGCATAGACACTCAAAAGCTGTAGAGTGGATGAGGATTGGAGATAATTACTATTCTGTAGATAATGATATATTAACTAAATCAGACACCAAAAAAAATTATCAAGCTAATTCAAAGTTAGCACACGCTAACTATAAAGGAATGGTTGATGAGAAAATCGGATATTTATTTTCTAAAGACTCAAGTATTCACGCTGAAACAGACGAAACTACAAATGTAATTGTAGATAAGCTAGGTGATAATTTTAACTATGATTTAGAGTCTTTAGGATTTGAAGCTAGTAACAAAGGGATAGCTTGGTTACACCCTTACATAAATGAAAGGGGAGAATTTAAGTTATTTGTAGCAAATAGTGAACAGATAATACCTGGGTGGACTGATAGTACTCATACGGAGCTTGAATATGTTATACGATACTATGATGTGAGAGTGTATAGATTTGGGAGATATGAAACAGTAACTAATGTTGAGCTTTGGACTCCTAATGATGTTACTTACTACAGACTTGAAAATGGAAAATTAATTAATCCGGTTAAAACTGGACATTTCAGACTAAATGGTATTGATACAGGTTGGGGATTAGTTCCGTGGATAGCATTTAAAAACAACAGAAAAGAACTTCCGGATATTAAGTTTGTTAAATCATTGATAGATAATTATGATTTATCAAGGTCAGAAGTAGCAAACTATATACAAGAAGTTAAGAATCTAATATTTGTATTAAAAGGATATAGTGGAGATAGCTTAGATGATTTTCTAGAGTACATCTATCAAAAAAGAGCAGTTGTTTTAGATGCAGATGATGAGAGCGATGTAACCACACTTAATCCGCAGATGGATATAAATGCAGCTAGAGAACATTACGAACAATTAAAAAAGGATATACTAGAAGGCGGACAAGCAGTAGATAAGAATCTAGATAGGTTCGGTGCAGCACCTTCAGGAGTTGCACTTATGTTTCTATTTTCAAGTTTAGAGCTAAAAGCAAATCAACTAGAAAGTGAATTTTCAAGAGGTTTTAACAGCCTTATTAATTTTATATATTTATTCTTAGAAAAGACTAATAATGCTGTTAAAAGAGAGAAAGTGGAAATTGTATTTAATCGCGATATGATAATGAATGAAACAGATATAATCAATAACTGCAATTCATCAAGAGGATTAGTAAGCACTGATACAATACTTGCTAATCATCCGTGGGTTAGAGATATTCAAGATGAAAAAGAAAAACTTGCTAAAGAGACTTTTGATACAGTTGGGATGATTGATACTAATGAAGAATAATTCATATTGGGAAAAAAGGTTAGCTAATGATTTGTGGAACACTTATAACGATACTTCAAAATATCAAAAGGAGCTTATTGAGATATACAAAAAAGCAACTGATGAAATACTTGAAGAGTTATATAGAATAGCTTCAAAATATGAAGAGAACGGAGTTATAAGTCGTTCTGAGTTCTATAAAGCTGAACATCTAAAACGAATGGAAAAAGGCTTTAATGATGTTTTAAAAGGTCTTGGAGAAAAGATTGAAAATAAAGGAAGCAAGATAATACTAAATGCTGGAGAAGATGTTGTAAAAAAAATAGGAAAGAGCTTAGGTATTGATATAAATTACAACGAGGATCTAGCTAAAAAGTTAATGCAGACCGAGTGGAAAGGGTCAAACTTTTCCAAAAGAATTTGGAGAAACTCTAAAAAGTTAGAAAGAGAATTGAATACTCAGGTTAAAAAAGGAATATTAACCGGTAAACCTACAGCACAAATAGCAATGGAACTTAATAAAAGTATGGGGTCTGGTCTTTCTAATTCTGCAAGACTTATAAGAACCGAAACTATGCACCATATGAACGATATTAATTTAGCTCATATGAAAGATAGTGGTATATCTAAAGTAAAAGAAATAGTTACTCTTGATGAAAGAACATCAAGCACCTGCAAAGTTCATAACAATAAAATTCATGATATAGACAAATCTCCAATACTTCCACGACATCCTAATTGTAGATGTGTTTTAGTACCGTATGTAGATGTAGATGAGCTTCATAATAGAGAAACTTTGATTGAAGATAAAGATAATGATATAATATATAGTAATATGTCAGATAGTGAAATTGATAAGTTTTTTTATGAACAAGAAACTTATAAAAAATGGAAAGAAAACCTATCTGAGGAAGATAAAGAAATAATAAATTATTATACAATGTCTGAACATATGCCTATTAATAATATTTCAAGAAGGGGATATGACAAATACATTACTGATGCTATGGAAAGTTTTAATAATGATCCTGAAGAATTATATTGGGTAAAATTAAGAGCTGATGAATATTTTGAAAAAGGAAATAAACTTGAAAAAGCATTACAAGGATATGAAACGGAGAAAGCTTTTATAACTTATAGAGGAACAACTGGAAAACCTGAATATTTTAAAGATTTAATATTAGGAAAAGAAGTGATTTTAGATAAAGGGTTTTTATCTACTTCTTTAATAGAAGAAGTAACAGAAGATTTTATAGAAGGATATAATGTTTATAAATTTGAAATAACTGTTCCAAAAGGATATACAAATGGAGCTTTTATTAAAGAATTTTCAGACATACAGGAAGAACAAGAATTTTTATTTCAAAGAAGTTCAAAATTTAAAGTTTTAGAGATTAATGATTCTGATGGTGTACGAAATGTTAAATTGGAGGCTATAAATGATAAAAGATAAATACTTAGAACCTTTTTATAAAAAAAATATAAATTTAGATATTTATATTGAAAAGAATATAAAGGTTGAGGATATTATAAGTTTTTTAAAAAAAATGGATGAAGAAGATATAAAAAAAATCGGAAATTCTATTGCTTTTTTATACCCAAAAGAAATAATGTATCAATTCACGGATGATAAATATGCTGTTAAGACATTTGCTAATGTGTTTAGAGCTGATTATAAACTAAAAGATGATTATAATTTAACTGTAAAGCATATTGGATTAGCATTAATTAAAAATTTACAAAAAAACAATAATTTAACTCCAAAAGAGTTTATTAAAAAAAACAATTTATAATAGATATAAAGACACTGTAAAAGGTGTCTTTTTTAGTACGTTATTTTCAAAAATATCGTACTTAATACACAGTTAGTAAGCTATTTTTGAAAATAACGTACTAACATAACCTTAGGACACGACCTGAGTAAGTCTTTAAACTGCTTTTTTATTATGTAAAAAATTCAGTTAGCTTACGACTGTATAATGATAAGCACTCACGAGAAGCAACCTCGTAAAAAGCGTAGAGAGAAAGGGAAAAATGAATAGAACGTTTTTAAAAGGTTTAGGATTAGAACAAGAAGCCATTGACTCAATAATGGCAGAATATGGAAGAAATATTGAGAGTCTAAATACTCAAATAGCAGACCTTACAGCAGAAAATAAAACGGCTTCTGAAAAGCTAAAAGCTTTTGATGGTGTTGATGTTGATGAGTTAAAAAACACAATACAAACTGTTACAAATGACTATGAAGGTAGAATTAAAAATATGACTCTAGATAGTGCAATAGAAAAAGCACTAAGTAAAGCTAATGCTAAACATTCAAGTCTTTTATCTGCAAAGTTTGATAAAAGCAAATTAACAATTGAGAAAGATGGAACGATTAAAGGATTAGATGAACAGCTTGCAAGCATTAAAGAAAATTATAATGATCTATTTGTTCCAGAAGCTCAAGGACAAAATCCGGCTAACCCAGACGGAGGAAATTCAAATAGTTTCGATTTTGGGTTTACAGGTGTTAGAGGAACACAAGAATAAAAAATGAAAAGGAGAATTAAATTATGGCAGCAGTAAATTATGCAGAACAATACGGAAAGGCTTTAGCTCAAGCTTTCCCAAATGTATTACACTTTGGAGCTTTATATAACACACCAAACAACTCAACTTATAAAGTTGTGGATGCAAAAACTATTAAAATTCCTGTAATTACTACAAAAGGAAGAAAAGCAGGTAATAGAGACACAATTTCAGGATTTACAAGAAATCACGACAATGATTGGGAAGTAAAAACACTTACTAATCATAGAGAATGGGAAACAATGATACATCCTCAAGATGTTAATCAATCTACTATTATGTCTATTCAAAATGCTACAAAAGTATTTAACGAAGAACAAAAATTCCC